GTTTCGACATCAGCGAGGTCTACACCGCCGCCGACATCGCGGAGGAGATCGACTCGCAGGACATCGCCGAGAACGTCGATGTTTCGGAGATCGCCCGCCTCGTCGCCGATGACGTGTTTGCTTCCGATATCGCGCAGCACCTCGACATGAGCGATCTTGCCGAGAATGTTGCCGAGCGCATGAGTGAGCGGGCTATCGCCGACGAGATCGACGCCTCCCGCGTGGCGGAGTACATGGATGTCGAGGATGTCGCTCAGCACGTCAGCGTTGACGAGGCTGTCGTCGCTCGTGAGTTCGTCAAGTGGCTGACTTCCAATCCGGACGGCATGTCCCACTTCCTCCACGCTCTCTGCTCTGCGTACATCGAGGCTACCACGCCGTCCGCTTCCAAGTGACTTTACTCCAGTAAACTTTTAGGTGGGGAGCGCATACCTAAAACGCTCAAGGATTCACAATGACTAACAACATCGCAATTCGCCGCAGCGCAACCCGTCCCGCAACCTACACCAACCGCAAGTGGGGCAATGCATACGCCACGCTTGACGAGATCCGCAAGATCCCCGTCCCGGTTCGTACCGAGTCGTATGTTCCCGTCCCGCAGGACACGTTGTACACGATGTGGTCCGACGCAATGCAGGAAGCGGGCTTCACGATGTCCGATGCCGTGCACTGGTCGAACGGATCGCAGTTCCTCAGCATCTGCGGCATTACCCGCGACGACCTGAAGATCAACGGCGTCAACGCCGACTTCCACTACACCGCAGGAATTATGAATTCCTACGACAAGACCCGCGCCGTCAGCACGGGCGTCGGATCAGAAGTGTTCATCTGCACGAACGGCATGTTCAGCGCGGAGGTCAAACTTAAGACCCGCCACACGCTGAACGTGTTTGACCGCTTGCAGGAGTTCGTCATGCACTCCGTCCTGACGACGAGCCGCCGTGCGTGGGCAATCCGCGACATGTTCGAGGAGTACTCCACGACCGAGGTCAACATGCTTGCCGATCAACTGATCGATCACGTCCTCGTCGAAGCTGCCCGTCAGGAGATCATCCCCGGCTCCGGCATCATGGAGGTGTACAGGCATTGGAAGAACCCCGAGCATGTCGAGTTCAAGGAGCGCAACCTGTGGTCGCTGTACAACGCGTTCACGTCGTACAACCGCGGCCGCTCGATGTTCGCCTCGGCTGACCGCTACGGCAAGCTTCACAATCTGCTGCGCGATTCGTTCCACCTTGAGAACGAGACTCCGGAGGAACTCGCGGCAGTTCTTTGATTTCAAACGCCCGAGTGTTAGCTATACTGCACTCGGTTTCCTCCTGTGAGCGGCCCCTGCCATACTTCGGTGTGGCGGGGGCTTTTCTTTTGGTTTACTCAATTAAACTCTATAATCGACTTAGGAGGATCTATGGATCAACGCAAAGTCAATGAAGAGATGGAAGCTCTCGGTAAGAGCCGATACTGGAACCGGGTCAACAAGGCGAAGGAACTCGGGCTTGAGAGCACGACCGATGTCGGTCAGCATCTCCTCAGCAACAGCGTTGGTCGCCTAGAGGCGGCTCTCGTGAATTGGATTCACAACGCAGAGCGCAAGCCGGGGCGGCGTCATCGTGCCCACGAGTACCTGACGCAGTTGCCTCCCGCGATGATAGCGGCGATCACGGCTCAGGCCGTGCTTGATTGCATCAGTCAGAACCGCAAGATCGTCAGCACCGCAACGCAAGTTGCGCGTCTGCTTCAGGACGAAGTGCAGTTCCGCTTCCTCAAAGATGAGCATCCTCCCCTGTGGGCAGCAGCCAATCGTGTGCTGAATAGCGGTGCAAGCTACAGCCGCAAGTCCAAGTTCCTCAAGAATTCAGCTAAGAACGTCGGTGTTGTTACTCCGTCGTGGGACAAGAAGGACATGGTTCAGGTCGGGCTCGTGTGCATCGAGCTAATGCGCGAGGCGACTGGAATCATCGACATCGTCACGCGCACGAACATCTTGGGCAAGTCGGTCACGCTCGTGCGACCGACGGATGACTTGATGCAATGGCTGAAGAACGCGCACAAGGCGGGGGAGATCCTGAAGCCTGTGTATCTGCCGATGGTTGAGCCGCCGATTAACTGGAGTAAACCAGTCAATGGCGGATATGGAATGATCTTCCATCGCAACCGCCCGCTGATCAAGCACCGCACGAAGAACTACATGGCTACCATCGAATCAGCGGGGATGCCTAACGTCTACAGCGCGATCAACAATCTTCAGCGCACCGCCTATCGCATCCACGAGCCGATCCTCGATGTGATCACTCATTGCTGGGAGCACGGCATCTTCGTTGAAGGTATGCCAACCAACGGCGATCTGCTGCTTCCTACGAAGCCTCTGGACATCGATACGAATCTTGAGTCACGCCGTCAATGGCGCAAGGATGCAGCCCGCGCTCACTTCGAGAACGAGCGGCTCCAGTCCAAGAAGCTCCAGATTTCCAAGATTCTGTATCTCGCGGACAAATTCAAGAACACGCGTATCTGGTATCCCCGGCAGCTCGATTTCCGTGGGCGCGAGTACCCGATCCCGTACTACCTCCAGCCGCAGGGGCCGGACATCTCCAAGAGTCTGCTCGTCTTTGATCAGTCAAAGCCGATCAAGGATGACAGTGATGCGGCGTGGTTGGCGATTCACGTTGCGAATACTTACGGCAACGACAAGCTTTCCTTCGCTGATCGGATCAAGTGGGTTCGAGACAACGACGCTCTAATCCGAGCCATCGGAGAGCACCCATTGGATGTCAAGGAGTGGCGTACGGCTGACAAGCCGCTTCAGTTCCTCGCCGCTTGCATGGAGTGGGGTCAGTTCCGCCGGGTTGGCTTTGGCTTCGAGAGTCGTCTTCCGGTGTCTATGGACGCTACGACGCAGGGGCTACAGATCTACAGCCTCCTGCTCCGCGATCCTGTCGGTGGGATGGCGACTAATTGCCTCCCACGCGAAGCTCCGAACGACATCTATGGTCAGGTCGCCGATGTCGTTCGGAACAAGCTGGCGGCATCTACGGACCCCTACGCGGCCAAGTGGCTGGCCTTCGGCATCGACCGTAAGACGACGAAGCGGCAGACGATGACTCTGCCCTACGGAAGCACGTTCTTCAGTTGCCGCAACTACACGACGGAATGGTTCTACGAGCAGATCAAGAAGAATGGAAAGACAAATCCATTCATCGACGAGACGTATAAGCCATGTGCATTTCTAGCGACGATCATCTGGGAGTCGATTGCTGAGGTTGTTCAGTCCGCCCGTGTCTGCATGGAATGGCTTCAGAAGATCGCAGAGACGTGCATGGATAACAAGGTTTCCCCGATGTGGTGGACACCCAATGGTTTCCTGATCGACATGCGATATGAGCAGACCGACGCGATCAACGTCAAGACTTCGATCGGCCGAAAGATCCGTCAGCATCAGCTTCGGGTTTCCAACGGCAAGTTGGATCAGCGGAAGACGAAGAATGCGATCGCACCTAACTTTGTCCACGGACTGGACGGTCTGGGCGGTCTTCTCGGTATTACCGTGAATTTGGCCGCAGCCAACAACATCACTTCAATTCGTCCCACCCACGACGAGATTGCTGTCTTGGCAGCAGATGCGGGGATGATGTCAGCTTGCGTCAGACAGGCTACGGTCGAACTATTTTCTCAGGAAATTCTTGAGAATTTTGCCGCCGAGATCTCGACATTGCTCCCGGAGTCGGTACAATTGCCCCCAGTTCCACCTAAGGGAACCTTGGATATCAAGGATGTACTTAAGAGTGATTATTACTTCTCTTAAGTAACTTCAGTTTACTACGGTAAACCCTTAGAGTAGAACTCTAACTTAGTAAGGTGTAGTGTGTACTACCCTTAGTAATCCGCTAGACACTTAGGAGAAACCAATGTCTGACAAGAAGAAGTATGTTCGTGGTACGTCGCCCAAGGGCACTGCGGCTTGGCCGCGTCTGACCGAGCCTGATCGCACGTTCGATCCGAATGGCACGTACAGCGTGAATCTGCGCCTGTCTGCCGAAGAGGCGGAGGCGTTCGTCTCGCAGATCGATAAGGCCCACTCTGCTCAGGTCGCTGAAGTGATCAAGGAGCTGAAGGGAAAGGGCAAGCCCGGTAAGGTCAAGGAATCCGACAAGCCGTACAAGATGGTCGTCGATGAGGACGGCAACGAGACGGGCGAAGTCGAGTTCAAGTTCAAGCTGAAGGCGATGGCTGGCGGCAAGGACAAGCAGTGGGCTCAGAAGCCCCGCCTGTTCGATGCGAAGGGCAAGCCGCTTCCGGCCGACGTGAAGGTTGGGTCAGGCTCGACGATCCGCGTCGGCTATGAGCTCTTCCCGTACTACGTCCCGTCTGTCGGTTCCGGCGTCAGCCTTCGAGTCCTTGCTGTTCAGGTGCTTGAGCTCGTTGAGTTCAGCGGCGGCAATTTTAAGGACTTCGGATTCAACGAGGAAGACGGCTTCGAGGCTACGACTCAGACCGCTCCTGCGGCTGTGAGCGATGACTCGGACTCGGAAGACCCCTCGTCCTTCTGATGGCCCAATTCCTCCTGAGCGTCCCGCTCGTTCCTGTTCCGGCTTCACGGCCACGGTTCAGCCGCTTCGGCCGTCCGTACTACGGGAAGAACTATACGGCGTTCAGGAAGGAAGCCTCTCGCTACTTGGAATCTGAGTTGTTCAAAGATGCCCTTGAGCAATCCGGTATCAGATTTCCACTGCTTGGAGGTCTTCGGCTGACTGCGACTTACATCGTGGAAAAGCCGAGGACTTCCAAGCGAGAGTGGCCCATCGGTGACGTGGATAATTACTTGAAGACATTGGATGTCTTCAATGAGATCCTGTGGAACGACGACGATCAGATCACAGTCATGGAAGGCCGCAAGGTCTGGGGTAAGCCCCAAATCCACCTTGCGATTGAGTACGATGAAGAAAAGCAAGTTCGTCCAACACGAGCCGTGCCCAAAGTGCGGCTCAAAGGACAATCTGTCAAGGTTCGATGACGGACACGCGTGGTGCTTCGGATGCAAGCACTACGAGCCGGGAGTCGGCGAAGTACAACCCGAGAAGAAGGAAACCACCGTGAAGGCATTGATTGAATATGACATCACCGCGCTGTCTAAGCGCGACATCAACGAGGACACGTGCCGCAAGTGGCGGTACGGCGTTGGCAAGTACAACGGCATCCCGGTGCAGATCGCAAACTACTGCGACGAGTCTGGCAACGTCGTTGCTCAGAAGCTCCGGATGCCGAACAAGAGTTTCGTCATCGTCGGCGAGAGCGACAAGATCGGCCTCTACGGGCAGCACCTGTGGCGAGACGGCGGCAAGATGGTCACGATCACGGAGGGAGAGATCGATGCCCTGACTGTGTCGCAGCTCTTTCAGAACAAGTGGCCTGTCGTCAGCATCCCGCATGGTGCTCAGAGCGCAGCCAAGCATCTTGCTAAGAGCCTTGACTGGCTTGAGAAGTTCGAGTCGATCGTGCTGTGCTTCGACAACGACGAGCCGGGTCAGAAGGCTGCACAGGAATGTGCGCTGCTGTTTACTCCGGGTAAAGCGAAGATCGTCACGGGTCTGCCGGGTAAGGATCCGAACGAGTGCTATGTCAACGGCAAGGGCAAGGAAGTCGTCGATGCGATCTGGGCTGCGAAGACGTTCCGCCCCGATGGCGTGATTCCCGGCGAGGAACTGTGGCCGCTGATCTCTACGGATCAGGAAGTGGACACGATCCTGTACCCGTGGTCAGGGCTCAACGACAAGCTCATGGGCATTCGTTCGGGCGAACTCGTCACGATCACGTCCGGCTCCGGCATCGGCAAGAGTTCGTTCTGCCGTGAACTTGCCTACTGGCTCATGCAGCAGGGCGCGAAGATCGGCTACATCGCCCTTGAAGAGAACGTCCGCCGTACTGGCGAGAACATGATGGCCCTGCACATGAACATCCCGCTGTTCTCGTGGAAGGAGCGGGGCATCACGATTGAGCAGAAGCGCGAAGCGTTTGACGCAACGCTCGGCAAGGGCCAGATCGTTCTGTATGACCACTGGGGCTCCTGCGACTCCGACAATCTGATCTCCCAGATCCGGTACATGGCGAAGGGCATGGGCTGCACCCACATCTTCCTCGATCACCTGAGCATCGTCGTCTCCGGTCTGGACGAGGGAGACGAGCGTCGAATCATCGACAACGCGATGACGAAGCTGCGGTCGCTCGTTGAGGAGACTGACGTGGCAATGTTCGTCGTGTCGCACCTCAAGCGTCCGTCCGGTGCGGGCCACGAGGAAGGCGCACAGACGAGCCTGAGTCAGCTCCGAGGCTCCCACGCGATCGCTCAGTTGTCCGATGGCTGCATCGGTCTGGAGCGCAATCAGCAGGATCCGCAGAACGCCCACATCACCTCCGTCCGTGTTCTTAAGAACCGTTGGTGTGGCGACAACGGCCTCTGCGCGAACCTCGAATACGACCGTACTACGGGCCGCATGTTTGAGATTGCGATGCCCGACATTCAGGACATCAACATCGATCTGGATGTCGAATCGTGATTACTTGGACTGGATGTGATTCCGCAATCATCGGCGTCGTCTCGCGCTGCGGGATGCCGAGTGTAGTGTGCTACGAATTCGACAAACTCGTGGAACACTTCATGTCCGAAGGCATGACCGATGAGGGCGCGATAGAATGGATTGAAGTCAACATCCTCGGCGCGTACGTCGGGGAAGATACACCGATGCTCCTCTACAGGGGGGACATCCTTACTTGCGAGGAAATGCTCAATGGCTAGTCACAACGTTAGTGAAGACTGGGTGTCGTACAACGTTCCGATGGGAATGTGCGAGATCAGCGAAGAGACGATTCAGAAGGGTAAGCTGTACTTCGAAATTGAAATTGACTGCGATGCAATCTCCATGCTCGTGTTCCGCACGAAGGATGACTCTGGTATTCGCAGTCCGGGCAAGGACAACATGCTCATGTCCATTCCGCTTGATCCCGAGATGATGATGCGGGTCATCAAAATCAATCGCGCTATGGGTGGATGGTCCTTTGAACTTGGAGATCTTGATGGCTAACAAAGACATCGTCAATCAACTCCGCATGAACAGCGAATGCCTTGCGCCGTCGATCATGCTTGATGCAGCAGACGAAATCGAACGTCTACGCAGAGAGCGCGACGAGGCGAGGCGGGAAGTGTGCGAATGGGAACACCATTGGGACAAGACCTCATCCGAACAGTACTACGCAGACAAGCGCGGCTGGGACTGCTTCAAACAGGAGGACGGCAAGTGAACGTCGAACTAATTGAAAAGATGGGCAACGATCTTTCGATCGTCAATGCCGCCCGCGTCTCCTTCGCAAACATCGCGTCCAACTACACGGACGATAAGAATTCCCGACTCATCTACTATCTGGCCCGACACGGCCATTGGTCCCCCTTCTCCCATGTCTTCCTCTCGTTTCGCATCAAGGCTCCGATCTTTGTCGCCCGCCAACTTGCGAAGCATCAGGTTGGGCTGTCGTGGAACGAGGTCAGCCGCCGCTACGTCAGCGTCGAGCCGGAGGTCTGGATCCCCGACTCCTTCCGAAAGTCCGCAGACAACATCAAGCAGGGAAGCTCCGAAGAGATCGTCGAGAACGATCGGGTTACTCAGGACTATCGGTATGCGGTCAACCTCGCCCTCCGCACCTACAACACGCTCCTCAGTGAAGGCGTGTGTGCTGAAATGGCTCGTGCTGTGCTTCCTCAGGGGATGATGACGGAGTGGGTCTGGAGCGGTTCGCTGTACGCATTTCACAGGGTTGTCCAACAGCGAACGACCGAGTATGCTCAGCGGGAGACAAAGGAAATTGCTGACAGGATCTCCTGTCTCTGCCATGCAGAATTCCCAATCGCTTGGGCGGCATTGCGGCTGAATTGAAATCTAGGAGGAAACCAAATGCATGTTGCTTACTTCGATATCGAAACAAATATGGGAACAGACTGGCTGTTCCTCAATGACTTTAACAAAATCCATTGCGTAGCTGTTTCGCTCAATGGAGATGTACCTGTCGGATATGGCGAGAGGGAATTGGACAAGGCTCTTGAAGTCCTGTCTGAAGCCGACATCGTCATTGGTCACAATGTGATGCGCTTTGACATCCCGGTGCTCTCACGCTTCGGTTTCAAGCCCAAGGCTGTTCTGGACACCTTGATCTGCTCCAGACTGATCTGGCCGGAGATTCGAAACGAAGATCTTCTTCGACACAATTTTCCGAAGGAGATGTTCGGGAGCCACAGCCTCAAAGCGTGGGGGCACAGGCTCGGGGTAATGAAGGGAGACTTCAGTGAAAAGAACGACTTCTCGAAGTTTACTCCAGAGATGTTGGAGTATTGCCGTAACGACGTTACTGTTACTCGCCACCTACACGATGCAATTGTCGCGGAGGGGTTTCCTCAAAGCTCCTTTGATCTGGAGCACGACTTTGCACGGACGATCATCGAGCAGGAAAAGAACGGATTCTGCTTCGACGTGAATGGCGCGAAGAAGCTGATGGGAACTCTTACGTCCCGCAAGCTCGACATCGAGGCGGAGCTCAAGCAGCTCTTTCCTGCCCGCATTCTTCAACTGAAGACGAAGCAGAAGATCATCCCGTTCAATCCCGCTAGCCGCGTTCACATCGCGGATGGATTGATCGAGAAGTATGGATGGAAGCCGGAGAAGTTTACCGATGGTGGGCGTCCACAGATCGACGAAGTCGTCCTCAGCCAACTGGATTATCCGGAGGCCAAGCTTCTTTCCGAATATCTGCTCGTGGACAAGCGTCTCGGACAGATCGCTAATGGAGACAACGCGTGGATCAAGTTGGAGTGCAACGGACGCATTCACGGCCGCGTCAATACGAACGGTACTGTGACCGGACGCTGCTCTCACTCCAATCCCAATATGGCTCAATGCCCACGCGTTGGTAGCCCATACGGGACTGAATGCCGCAGCCTGTTCATGGCCTCTCCAAACAACGTTCTAGTGGGCGTTGATGCGTCTGGTCTTGAGCTTCGCTGCCTCGCACACTTCATGGCACAGTATGACGACGGGCAGTACGCCAAGATCGTCTGTGAAGGCGACGTGCATACCGAGAACCAACGTGCTGCGGGCCTTGAGACGCGCAATCAGGCAAAGACGTTCATCTATGCGCTGATCTACGGAGCCGGAAATGCAAAGCTCGGCTCGATCGTAGGTGGCGGTCAGAAGCGTGGATCAAAGCTCAAGAACGACTTCTTCAACCGATTCCCTGCTATTCGAAAGCTTAAGGATCGCATTGATCTGACGCTTCAGCGCAGGACACATCTAATTGGACTGGATGGACGAAAGCTTCATATTCGATCGCAGCACCTTGCGCTGAATACGCTGCTTCAGTCGGCCGGGGCTCTTCTTGTGAAGAAGGCCACGATCCTTGCCAACGAGGAGTTTACTAGGCGTAAACTCAATGTTCGTCAGGTGGCCCACGTCCACGACGAAATTCAATACGACTGCAACAAGGAGATTGCGGATGAGGTTGGTAACATTGCGGTCAACGCAATCAAAGAAGCCGGACGGCAATTCCATTTCCGATGCCCTCTCTCCGGAGAATTCAAGGTTGGACGGAATTGGGCCGAAACCCACTGATCTAGCCTATGCAGCGGGATACATCGACGGAGAGGGATGCTTTCGTTGGAATAACACTCCACGCGTATCCGTCAAGACGACGTATCCCCACATTCTAGAATGGCTAAAGCATACGTTTGGTGGAACCGTCACTCAAACAAGTGTTGGAGACGGCGTCTCGCGGTCAGCATTTGAGTGGAACGTTTGCGGTAAAAACGCCACTGCGGTTTGCTCATTGTTGCTACCATATCTCAAGGAAAAGCGCGAACAGGCGTCAATCCTACTTCAGATCGCAGAGTTTCCGCCTAACAGCGAAGCTCGACGACGACGAGTTGAATCACTCAGCAAACTCAAAAGGATTGATTATGGAATCTGATGGCCTGAGCCCGATCGAGTATTTCAGCACCAAGGATTTGCTGCGAGAAATGCAGCGACGCTTTGATGATGTTCTCTTTGTCGGATACATCAACAAGACGACGGATGATGACCACTACACGTTCTTCTTTAAGGGCTCGTGTCATGGCATCTTGGGACTTTCCGATATGGTCAAGCGTGTCATGGAGGACAGCGATGAACACAACCATTCTGATTGACGGAGACATTCTGCTGTATCAAATCTGTGCAGCAGCAGAACAGCCGTTCTATTGGGGCGATGATCTCTGGACGCTTCACGCCGATGAGCGTGAAGTTCGAGAGCAGATTGACAACGAGGTCACTTCGCTCAAGGATGAGCTGAACGCGACGCGGATCATCATTGCACTCAGCGGCGAAACAAACTGGCGGAAGATCGTGCTTCCAACGTACAAGGCAAATCGTAAGGGAACGCGAAAGCCCGTCGTCTACCGGGCTGCAAAGGACTACGTCCGTAGCGTCTATACGGTGGCCGAATATCCTAACGTTGAGGCCGATGACGTACTCGGTATCTTCTCCACAAACAGCAAGGTGAAGGGGAAGAAGATCATTGTTTCTGCCGACAAGGATCTGAAGACGATCCCCGGCCTCCTCTACAACCCCGACAAACCCGAACTAGGTATTCAGGAGATCTCCCGTGAAGACGCAGACTGGAATCACATGTACCAAACCCTCGTCGGCGACACCGCTGACGGTTACACGGGCTGTCCCGGAATTGGTCCAAAGACTGCTGAAAAAGTGCTCGGTCCTGCTAAGGGGGGCAACCTCTGGTCGGCCGTCGTATCCGCCTATTCCGACGCCGGACTTGGGGAATCTGAAGCCCTTATCCAAGCCCGCGTTGCCCGTATTCTTCGATTTGGAGAGTACGATCCAGCTTCTACACGAATCAACCTCTGGAGCCCAAATGAATCGGGAACAACTGCTCAATCTGCATCGTGAGACTTGTCAGCGGGCCTATTCGCTCATGTGCCGCAAGAATGCGGACTACAGCGGTGGGGTCAATAGCTCAGATCCTTTCCTTAATTTCACTCGCTGCGAAGCGATGGGTATTACCACGACCGAACGTGGTTTCCTCGTTCGGCTAACCGACAAGATGAGCCGCCTGAGCACGTTCTGCGACACCGGGACGTTTCAGGTCGCGGACGAGAAGCTTGAGGACACCATTGAAGACATCATTAACTACAGCGTCCTATTCCTTGCCTACGTCAAGTCAAAGAAGGAAAGCGGATCAGGGGCTCCGCCCGTGGCCTGAAGTAGCCGAGATGTTCAATGCGGCGCATGGAACGAATTTGAGCGCGTGTCATGTGGCGGCAATTGCCAGCCATGCCTTGGACAAGCTCTTCTTGATGATTACGGAAAGAGGAGGGGAAATAGATGACTATACGGAATCGAGATGAGGTTCCTGACATCTCAGCGGCACTTCTAGCGCATCTGGAACGCACAATTCCAGTCAAGTGCCCTGATCTATCCACCCCAGACAGGCAAATCTGGCATTACAGCGGCCAGCGTTCAGTTGTGGACATGCTCCGCAGTTGGCATAACGCCCGTTATAACCCACAAATCGAAGAGGAATGACATGTGCTCCCGCCCTAAGTCTCCGCCCGCACCTCCCCCGGCTCCCGTTCTTCCCCCCGCACCTCCGCCGCCGGAGCCCGCGGTGAAGTCCATGTCGGAAGAGTCCGGACAGCTCCGTGCGGGACGTGCGGGGCAATCAGGTGCGAACATGTTTTCCTATCTCACTCAGAGCCGCGGTAAGCGGTCACTCACCATTCCGCGGAACTAAGCAATGATTCAAGGGTCGGCCCAAACTGAGTATTCGAAGCTGGAGTCAATTCGAAGCTCGTTCCTAGAACGAGCACGGGATTGTTCTCGCCTCACGCTCCCGGCTCTTATTCCAGACGAAGGATCCACCTCGGATAAGCGGTTTCCTACGCCGTTTCAGTCCGTTGGTGCGCGAGGTGTAAACAATCTCGCAAGCACTCTGCTGCTCTCCCTCCTCCCACCGAACGCACCTTTCTTCAGGTTGCTGGTGGATGAAACTGCTCTTCGCAAGATGCAGTCGATGGATCCTCAAATCAAGGCCGAAGTCGAGAAATCCATGAGTCAGCGCGAAAGGCTGATCATGCGGGAAATCGAGGCTCAGGCTATTCGCGTGGCGACGTTCGAGGCGGTCAAGCATCTGATCGTTGGCGGCAATGTCGGCCTGTATTTCCCGGTTGACGGCGGTCCGATGCGAGTCATTCGATTGGATCGTTACGTAGTTAAGCGTTGCCCAGAAGGATGCGTGGACAAGGTGATCATTAAGGAGAGCATCTCTCCGTCGATGCTTCCCCCCGGCCTTAATCTGGAGAAGTCGAGCTTTGACGAACCTTATCTTGACCTGTTCACTTGCATTCGCTCTACTGGTGATGGCAAGGTTGAGGTCTTCCAAGAAGTCAAGGGTCAGATCCTCCCGGACAGCTACACGATCATTGAGAAGTCCAAGTCGCCGTTCATCGCACTTCGGATGATTCGCGTTGATGGTGAGGATTATGGTCGCGGCTATGTCGAGCAGTACCTCGGTGACCTGAAGAGCCTTGAGGCTCTGATGCAAGTCATCGTTGAGGGCTCTGCGGCGATGGCTAAGATGCTGATCCTCGTCGCCCCTAACGGCTCTACGCGGGCTGCTACGCTTGCGAAGGCTCCGAATGGCGCGATCCGCGAGGGAAATGCAGCTGACGTGACGGTGCTTCAGGCTAACAAGGCATCGGATTTCTCGGTCGCCCTGCGGACAATCGACACAATTACGGAACGCCTGTCGTATGCATTCATGCTGACCGAGGCGTCCATCCGCAATGCCGAGCGCGTCACCGCTGAGGAGATCCGACTTGTCACTCAGAGCATCGAGCGTCAGCTCGGCGGTGTCTACAGCCTCCTGTCTCTTGAATTCCAGCTCCCGCTGGTCAACAAGATCATGGATCAGATGGAGCGCGGCCGCAAGATGCCGAAGCTCCCTAAGAAGTTCGTCACCCCCACGATCGTCACCGGAATTGACGCCCTTGGACGTGGTAACGACCTTCAGAGGCTCGATTTGTATCTTCAGGGCATCGGCCAGATAGTGGGCCCACAGGTCATCGGCGAGACGATTAACATCCGGGAGTACATGAACCGCCGTGCCGCCGCCCTCGGCATCGAGACGGATGGTCTTGTCAAGAGTGAAGAACAGATCATGGCTGAGCGTCAGGCGCAACTTCAGCAGCAATACATGCAAATGATGGCATCTCCTGCTGCACAAGCCGGACTTCAGACGTATCTTAATCAGCAGGGCCAGCCCGGTCCGCAAGGATAAATAACATGAGCGTCGATCGAGTCGAAATTCACAACAACACCGCTACCCGCATTACCGAGTCTCCCGCTGTTCCTGCTCAGGCTCAGGATATCCTCAATGGATCTTCTGCTATGCCGCAGAATGGACAGCCCGCCGCACAACAGGGCGATCCCAATCGTCCCGAATGGCTCCCCCCGAAGTTCCAGAGCGCGGAAGAACTCGCTCGTGCGTACTCGGAGCTTGAGTCGAAGTTTACTCAAGTAAACCAGAAGGCATTTGGCGATCAGGTTTCGAAGGCAAACATTTCTCAGGATGAGATGTCTGCTTTCTCTGCTGAGTTCATGCAGCACGGCACTCTGAGCGACAAGAGCTTCGCCAATCTCGAAGCCCGCGGAATCCCCCGCTACGTCGTTGAGAGCTACATCGAAGGTCAGAAGGCCGTTGCTGAGTCTCAGGTGGCTACGATCTACAGTCAGGTCGGCGGTCCGGAGCAGTATCAGGCGATGGTTGAGTGGGCCTCGGACAATCTTCCCGAGAGCGAGATTGACGCGTTCAACGAGATGATCGAGTCTGGCAATCAGGCATCGATTCAGTTCGCTGTGCGCGGTCTTCAGGCTCGTTACGCGACGACTAACAACACCCCGCGGCTGATGCAGGGTGGCACGACTGGCCCCGGCACGTCGCCGTTCCGCAGCCTTGCCGAAGTTACCGCTGCTATGCGGGATCCGAAGTACAAGAGCGATCCGGCGTATCGCCGCGATGTCGAGGATCGGCTGAAGCTCTCTAACGTCTTCTGATGCGTCTACACCCGTCGCTGCTAATTCTTGGCGGGTGTAGCGCATCTCAGGAAATCGGTCGCAATGCAAATTCGATTCGGACGGACGCGCAGCTCCTCATTGACCACGGAACGAAAGTACACGATCCCTTTGTGGTCGATCGTGCGTCTCGGATTGATCATGCTGCTGCTGACATCCATCTTCTTCTTCCTCGTGTAGAAGATCAAGTTCCCGAGTGGCTTGTGACTCTGCAATGGGGATTGATTGCAGTCGTCGTTGTTGCTGTTATTGTGCTCCTGTGGCAGACAGGTCTTGGCACGATGATTCGAGTGGCTATTGGATGGATTCCTCGGAACACTCGAATTGATGCCAAGCTTGCCGCTGACGTGCTCGATGAATCCAAGCCTGAGAGCGCACGGGAATACTTTGCAGCCCGACGTGCGGATCCTCTCTTCGACTCCGCCTTTAGACAGGCGCGGGCTGCTAAGGAGAAAAGCTGATGGAATCTTTCCTTGGCTCTGTTTGGTTTGCTCTGCTGCTCGGTGTCGTCGGCCTCTGCGCTGGCGTCTGGCTGTGCAAGAGCAAGAAGATCTAATACCGCAACATGCGGTCTGAACTATGTATCCCCCTAAAACGGACAGTTTGGGGGGATACTGTCCTTTTTGGACGGCTAGATAGCCTTGGCCCGGTGCGCCGGATAACCGAGATTGCTCCTCATCGCCATCCTGAGATGACACCGTAATTTCTGTCCTTCCACACATTACTTTGAGGAGCAATCTCAAATGGCAATGAATACTTGGCAGACTTCTGCCGACCCGTCTCGTCTTGGCCTTAATGCGGCCAATACGGGCGCGGGCAATAACGAACTGTTCCTGAAGCAGTTCGCTGGTGAGGTTCTCACCACGTTCGAAGAGTCGAACGTGATGATGCCTCTGCACATGGTTCGTTCTATCTCCAGCGGCAAGTCGGCCACCTTCCCGGTGACTGGCGTTGCCACCGCTAAGTACCACACCCCCGGCGAATCTCTGCTTGAAGAGTCGGGCACTGCGTATCCGGCGACTTGGGCTGGTGCTCAGACCCTCAGCGCAAAGTACACCACGAAGTTTGCCCACTCCGAGCGCATCATCTCGATCGATGACATGCTCGTCAGCGCAGCTTTCGTGGCGAACATCGACGAGGCGAAGAACCACTACGACGTTCGTTCGATCTACACCACCGAGATTGGCCGTCAGCTGGCCTACGTTGCGGATAAGAATCTGATCCGCACCGTCATCGCAGGTGCTGTCGCATCGACCGATCGTTTCGGCGGTTCGAGCGCGAATTACCTCGGTACGACCATTTCCTACGACGACGAAGCTACGGGCACTACCCTTGGCGACGCCCTCGTGGCAGCGTTCTTCTCCGCGGCTCAGAAGATGGACGAAAGGAACGTTCCTCAGAACGATCGTTACGCCATCGTGACCCCGGAAGTGTACTACCAGCTCGTGGCATTCAGCACCGACGCGATCAGCCGTGATTTCAATCACGAAAACAACGGCAGCATCGCTTCGGGTATGATCATGTCCATCGCTGGCATTCGCATCCTGAAGTCCAATCACATCCCGACGACGGATGAAGCGACGACTCCGATCACCCCGCACAACAGCACTCAGGTCAACAATGACGTGTTCGGTGCTAGCGGTGTGGGTTACGGCGCGTTCAGCTTCCTCCGCAGCAAGGGCGTGATCTTCCAGAAGGAAGGCGTTGGTACGGTCAAGCTTCTCGACCTTGGCATCGAGAGCGACTACCAGATCGAGCGTCAGGGTACGCTCATGGTTGCTAAGTACGCTATGGGCCACGGCGTTCTCCGCGAGGAGTGCTGCTTCTGGCTCCGTGGCGATGCGTAATCGCAACTGAGTTAGTGACTTTGGGGGCCACCATCGAAAGGTGGTGGTCCCCTTTTCTTTGGAGGACAAATGGCAACGAACAAAACCACCCGTATTGAATCGATCAACACGATGCTCTCGGTTATTGGAGAGCCTCCTGTTAACTCCCTGTCTGGGGTCAATCGCGCCGACGTTCTCATTGCTTCAGCAATTCTCGACGAAGTGTCGCGGGATATTCAGTCTGAGGGTTGGCATTTCAATACGGACGCAAAGGTTCCATTTGTTCCGGATGTCAACGGCGCGATCATTGTTCCTGACAACGTTCTTCGTCTTGAGATGACTGATACCACGTACGGCAAGGATCTGGTTATCCGCGATAACAAGATCTTCAACAAGTCCACCCTGTCCGACATTTGGGCGCAGGGAACGACGCTGTACTGCACCGTTGTTTATCTGTTCGAAGTGGACACAATCCCTCAGGCAGCTCGTCACTACATCACCATCCGAGCCGCTAGAATCTTCTGCAATCGAATGGTGGGCGATAAGGCTCACCACGAGTACACGGCCAACGACGAGTTCAAGGCTTTGATCACCCTGAAGGAATACGAGGGTGAGACTGGCGACTACACGATGTTCGACAATTACACGATTGGCGCGATCGTCGATCGTCCCCGCATCGCCCCCCGAGTCTTCTGATGCTCCTAGTCAATTCGATCTCGAATTTCCTTGGCGGAGTTTCTCAACAGCCCTCTTCGATGCGCTTTCAGAATCAGTGCAATGAACAGGTCAACGCCGTGGCATCTCCGGTCGAGGGGCTTACTAAGCGTCCGCCTACGGAACATCTAAAGCGTCTCTTGGATGGAAGTGCGGCTGATTTGGCGTATACGACGATGTTCGTCCATACGATTGATCGCTCTCCTGATGAGCGATACTTTGCTGTCTTTGGGCGCAATGATGCTACTAGCTCAGCCTTTGTGCACGTCTACGATATCAATGGAAATCGACTGACTACTACAGTCGATTCCCCCGCCTTGACGTACATCAACGAAGCGAATATCAACACGAAGTTGAAGGCGATGACGATCGGTGATGTGACGTTCCTCGTAAATACAAACAAGACCGTTGCTCTTTCGGCCACGCTCAGCAAGTACAGCCGGAACACGACTTCCGCTCAGTTTGAGGCGATGATCTGGATTACCCAGACGAACTACAAGCGAACTCACGGATTCACGCTGAATGGCGTTACGATTCAGCATGAGACAGGTCAGAGTGGAAATGACGATATTGGAACGGATCACATTGCAGCGCAGCTTGAGATTGCTTTCAATACTGCAAAGGCGCAGCTGACTTCGGGTTCTCCGACGTATCCGACGATTCAGGGCATCACCGCCTATCGCTACGCTTCCGTGGTGTTCTTTCTTCGCACGAGCGGAAGCAATCAGATGGACATCAGCGTGTTTGATGACTTCGGTGGCGAAGCAATCGTGCTGATCAAGGATCAAGTTCGATCATTTAGCGATCTTCCGCCTGTCGCTCCGCATCAGATGAAGATCCAGATTGCAGGAGATCCAGAGTCCTCTGCTGATGACTACTGGGTTGAATTCATTCAATCTCAGAGCACCCCAAGCTACACGATGCCGAGCGCGGGACTTTGGTACGAGACTGTCGGCCCCGGCATCAAGCAAAGTTACGATTCCTCCACGATGCCTCATATCCTGATCAGAGAGGCTGGCGGTGGATTCCGTTTTAGAGCTGCTGATGGAGCGGCTCCGTACACGAACTATAAGTGGGCTTCACGCCTTGTTGGCGATGATCTTACCAATCCGGCCCCCACCTTTGTTGGTCTTAAGATCAACGAAATATCGCTGTATCAGAACCGACTCCTGCTGTTGTCGAGCGAGAACGTGATCTTCAGCGAGACTTCGCAGTTCTTCAATTTCTGGCGAACGAGCGTCACCGACTCTGTCGCTACGGACACGATTGACGTAGCTTCTACGAGTCCGAAGGTGGCGAACCTTCAGAGTGCTACCGCCTTTGAAAATCAGCTTCTGATCTTCTCTCAGTCGTCGCAGTTCTCTGTGAGCAGCAATGGCCCGCTGACGCCAACTACGATCAGCATGGCTCCTGTCGGCGACTACCAGAACCTGAACGCAGAACCGATTGCCTCTGGAAACTCACTTTTCTTCGCCTTTAACCGCGGAAGCTACAGCGGAATCCGTGAGATGAGCTTGGTAAACAGATTGGATGGCAAGTTTGAGGCGGATGACATGTCCGCAGCCATTCCCCAGTACATACCCGGAACGATCCGGATGATGACTGGAAGCACCCACGAGAATTACCTTGTTGCGCTGACTGACGGAGATACGGGATCTCTCTACGTCTACAAGTACTTCCAGATTGGCGATCAACGCGTCCAGAGTTCATGGAGCAAATTTACCCTGTCGTCTGGAACGATCATCCACGCGTCTTTCATTGATTCCGCCCTGTATCTAGTCGTTCAGCGTGGATCACAGACGAACCTAGAAGTAATCCGACTAGATTCTGGACGGCGCGACGTAGGCAGCACCTATATCACGACTCTAGATCGTCGCATGGATCGAGCCAAGCTCCTCGCAATTGGCGGTACGGCGACATACAGCAGCGCGACCGGACTCACGACCTATGTCCTTCCTTACCAGATCGGCTCTGGGGCGACTTTTCAAGTTGTCACCAAGACAGGCATCCAACTCAAGACAACCCAAGCATCAAGCACGTCAGTTACTGTGCAGGGAGACTATGCGGCAACCGATGTCTGGCTCGGCGAAACGTACACGATGATCTACGAGTTGTCGGAGCCGCTGTTCCGCGCCTCTAATGAAGGATCTATGGGTGCAATTGGCGGTCGATATCAGGTGCGGTATGCAACGCTGTCCTTCGGCGATACTGCTTACTTCAAGGCACAAGTCGAGGTGAAATACGGCAATACGTACGAGTACGAATTCACCGGACGTATTGTCGGATCTGGAAACAACATCCTGACAACCTCTGTGCCCCTTGAGACTGGTACTTACAGAATCCCGGTATACTGTAAGAATACCGGACTTACTCTCCGAATCACGAACAATACCCCGCTCCCGAGCAATCTGATTGCGATGGAATACGAGGGGACTTTCAACGAACGCGCTAGACGTGTCTGAGCTGCATACGAGACTTCCAATAATCCCTGATTGTCACTACCTAGCCGCAAGGCTTCGAAAGGCTGACCTTAAGGACGTAGCGGCAGCTGGCTATAAGCCTCTCGATTCGCTGCTGCATGGGTATGTTTATAGCAGCGAGTGCATGACGATCGCGCTTCCTGACGGAACGCCCGCAGCGATGTTCGGCGTTGCCCCCTTAGTTGTCGATGGGCTGTCCATAGGAAGCATCTGGCTTCTCGGTACGGATGAGCTCCTCGCGCATCGTTGGAAGTTCCTCAGAGAGTCCAAATACTGGCTAAATCGTATGAGCGTCGGATTTGATTTGATGTGTAACTGTGTCCACAGAGACAACGAGGAGCACATTAAATGGATCCGATGGCTCGGCTTTAAATTCCTGCGTCATACCGAATCAAACGGTGAACCTGTAATCGAATTTGCAAAGATAATCCACCATGTGTGATCCAGTTACAATTGCAGCTGTTGTTGTCGGAGCAGCATCGACGGGCGCAAGCATTGCCAGTCAGAATGCCGCCGCAAGTGCTCAGTCGAGCTACAACAACAAGACGGCTAAGGCAAACAATGAGCGGTATGCGCGAACTGTAGAGGAAACGCGCCGCGATATCGGCCTTCAAACTGATCAGCTGTATACCAACTATGGGGAACAGCGCAAGGCGATGCTGATGCAAGTCAACAATGTCACTACGGACGCCCTTAAGGCCGCGGCTGTAATGGAGACTTCCTACGCAGCAGCTGGAGTCGAGGGCCGCACCGTTGATCAAGCCATCCGCGAATTTGAAGTTGACTTTGGAAACTTCGCAACATCTCGTCTAGATGAGCTCAATTCTCGATATAACCAGATGCTCAGCGAAGCTCAGGCAATCCGCAGTCGCGGCCAAAACATCTTGATATCCGGAGTTCCGCAGCCGCTTCCTCCGGTGATGATGCCGAGCCCGATCCCGGCAATCTTGAATGGAGCATCTACGGCAATTGGCGTTGCGTCGTCTTTGCAGTCGCTCAATCGGCCGCAGGGTTCTTTCTTGACGGCCAATCCGATGTCTACGCAAATGACGGGACAGAGCTATAACGCCGCTATGGGCGCATACGCTCAAAGCATGTTCCCGCCGAGCGGCTATACCCCAATCTCCTCCTTCTCTGGTGCACGATTCTAATGACTGGCCTTCCTCAGCCTTTCTACAACCCCCAGATCACACCCACTTCGACGTTCACGCAGCCGTTCGTTGCTGCTCCTACGCCAGTTCAGGTGCAGCTTGGAGATGGTCTGGAAGCCATCGGCCCTGCATTTATGAACTTCAGCCAGACGTTGGCGTCCTTTGTCGGCCGTCAGGTTGAGAAGCAGAACATCGAGAACGTCAAGGCGGGACAGGCGAAAGTCATGGCTAGCCGCCAGACGTTCCGTAAGCTCGTGGAGCAGGGCAAGATCGATCCTGCGGCCAACCCTTGGGAAGCCTATGGAGCCGCGCAGGGCGATGCGATCTTGGCCGCACGAGACTTTTCAGCGAAGCTAATTGCTGACTATGAGGCCGAGGCTGCTAAGAATCCGATCTTCATGGATAGCGTCGGAAACTTCGACACCTTTGCTAATCAGCGGATCCAAGAGGCCGCAGCTTCAGGCGTTCAGAATCCTGTCTGGGTAAACACGTTCCTCGAAGAAATCGATCCCGATGTCACGAAGATGGCTAAGAGCCACGTCGTTGCTGTCGGCCAGATCCACCGTAAGAAGATGGTCGATGGTCTTACTGTTGGCATTGCCGCAGATGTCGGCAGTATGATGACTGATGTCACTAGTCTTCCAGTACTCGGCGCGAACAACGAAAAGTTCATTGCTGGCACGGCAAAGCAACTTCAGACTCGAATCGACGAGGTCGCTATGACCGTCGGCGGCGAACAGGCGAACGAGGTGGCAATTGAAACCATCATGGGCCTACGTCTGGAATACGGCGACGACCCCCGAATTCGTCAGGTTGCCGAGCGAATCAAGACTCCGGGTGGACCGCTTCACAAGACGACCAAGTACAAGGCGGCAGAAGCCGCGAAGAACACGGAGCTGGACTCCGCCCGCGGTCGCCTGACGATCGAGAAGTCTGCTCAGTTCAAGCAGATGCTTGGGCAGTATTTCTCTACAAGCCGCATTCGTTCCCTCAAGGGGACGGAAATTCTGGAAGGAAAGGGATTCCCGGATTGGAAGGACATTGAGGGTGATGTTCGCCGTATGGGAGTTAGTGCTGAGCTTTACGCGAAGCTTCAGGATTCTTACGAGGAACAGAAGGCGGCGGTGATCCGCGAGAAGGCGTCTGACGTTGTTCGTGGGATGAGCTTCGAACTCGGACAGAGCGTCGGCGCAAACTTTGCGGGAGCCGCGGGCGATGTCGGTCGGCTTGTTGCCCTCTCTGAGAGCACCAATATCGATAGCGTTGTCGCTGATGGCGAGAACATGATTCAGCAGATGATTCGCGCCTACGGGCTGAAGGACGGAGATGCGCCTAGGTCAATCAGCAAGGATGAAGTCCGCCGTATCGCTATTGAAACGGTGTATGAAAGCGTTCAGCGTGACCCGAATACTGGAATTCCTAC